TTAAACGCTTAGATTGTACCAACATCGGGATTTCATTAGCTGTCTTTTCTGCACCATATAAACGATTATATATTTTCTGTACAAGAGATATCCCTGCATACTGATAAGTTGGCTTAAGGATGTCCGCAACTTCATCGCCTCGAGTTATAACTAAATGGCTTTTATGATACTTATTACCATTTATTTGCCAATAAGTAGGCTCGTAATAATTTAAGCTTGCAGGGTTTGAGACATTATCAGAAGTGTTGATAGGAGTACACCATTGTGGGTCTATTTGTGAAATTCCTTTATAACTTCCAGCTTTTACTCCATCAATGTTAAAAGGTTTTTCGTAGTACTTAGGGTCGGTACTTTCTACAACAAATAAAGCAACACGAATACCGTAAACTTTAGTAAATTGCGATTGATTAATTAGCTTATCTTTTATTTTATATTTATGCTTATCTAAATTTCTTATTTCATCAAATATTTGACTATCTATTTTGGTGTCTTCAACAGTTGAAACTTTCCAGCCTTTTCTTATTGCATCTTTAGCTGGTAAATTACACGCTTTAGAAATTAAACTATTTTGAGCGATAATTGCCATCGCACCAAAACCAATAAAACTATCACTAGCGAACCATTCAAATGCGATAGGATTAACTCCATAAGTATTACCCATGCTATAAGCATTATTGAAGCATACTGAATCCATACCAGTGTCTTGAATGCTTGGCTTTGATTTAATTGATTTATCAAAAGCATTATCTATTATTTGATTTGTAGTTGGCTTTTGTAAGCGTCTACCCCAAAACAAACTTTTTTCTTTATTTTTTTCTTCTACAACAGGTGTATCAATTACTACTTTTTTTTTCTTAAATATATTAAACATTATTGAACCTTAATAATTTATATAAATTTATTTTAGCATATTTTGATAAATATTAACCAAAAAATGAAGATGATTTTTTTGTTGTGTACGACATAATAAAAGCATCGGCGATATTGGGACTTGGTATTCCTCTTTTTTTCATATCTTCTTTGCTCTCAACTTTAATTAAACCTCTTTTGCTAATGTCTTTTTTAGGAGATGATAGTTCAATAATTAATTGATCTATATATTTGCAATCACTTGATATACTTATAATATTATCTTCATCGTATTCTTTATTATTTATGACAGCATTATAAGTTTCTTTAGCTCTATCTGCAACACTTTGCCAAGATTGTGCTTTTAAGTTCTCAAAATGATCTTTGTTTGTGCGTTGTGGCTCATAATATGAGTTTGGATTATTAACAGAGTCTCCTGCATCAAAACTTCTAAATTTAATGTTAATGCTACTTTGTGAATTTAACCTTTTAAATGCACCACCTGCACTAGCACCAACACCAATACAATCATAATTTATAGATGCATTATTTTTTATAGCAATGTTGTAAGCTTTCTTGTGGCTGTCTTCAAGTTCATTTTCTTTAGCTCTCCACTCATTAATATCAATAGCCATAATTCCATGAGTTAAAACAGTTGCGCACGCATCCTTGCCACTATCAGCAATATCATAGCCAAGCTTATAACCTCCTCTAACATCAATATTTAGCTTAATATGAGCATCTACACAAGCAAGCAACCACGATCTTTTTATAAATACATCATCGCCATCTTCTTTAGGTTGACCTAAGTAAACATGGTTAAATTCTGCATCATCCATTTCCAACTTTTTGTTTTCTATGAATTTAAGTGCTGTAATTGGTAAAAATGGATTATTATTATAGTTAATACTTTTAACCAACACCCCATCTTTTTTATTTGCTATAAAGTTCTTGTATATAAAATCAGTTTCTAAATTAGGATTAAATACAACTATTACCATTGCCGTATCTTTTCTTAATAATATAGTAGGTTCAATTATTGCCCATTGCTCCTCTGTTAGAGTTTCCCCCTCTTCTATCCACATGATATCTATACCATCAAGACCTTTTATTTGTTCAGTGTTACGCTCCCAACCTAAAAATACAAATTCACTACCAACATTGCTTTTTATTGATTTTTGAGTAAAAGTATATTGTTGCTTAAAGTAATTATCATTATCTACTTTCTTTTTGATTACAGAATAAACAGACTGTTCAATATTTGATTGAAATTTCCTTACACACGCAATTCTCATTTTGTACTTGCTTGCTAAATAAATTAAAAAACCTGCTGTATCTTCTGTTTTAGAACTTGCACGACCGCCGTGAAGTATTTTTATTTTAGACTTAGTTTGCCAAAATTCTTTTAGGTGAGGATTAAGTTTCATTTTTATAAAAGTCTTCAAATGATATGGATTCGTTATTCTGCTGTGCATTAGTATTATTAACTGTAACTTGACTATTGGCGTGTCTTTGGTTTACTCCTAATGTCATACTTGCTTTATCAACTGTATCAGCTAGGTTTTTAAGGTCGGCGGTGTTTAACTCTCTCTCTTGGAATGATTGTATACCATCTCCAACACTAACCTTCTCAACAGTCCTATTTGATATAATCAAATCCTGTGTTCTTTTGATCAGCTTCTCACTAGCATTAAATACTAAGTTCTGTCTTCTAAGAATGTCGTTAGCAGTGTTCATTATTGCGTTCATTTCTGTTTCGCTTTTGCCCTCAAACCCTTTATCTAAGGCAACCTTAGCATCTACAAGGTGTTCATTTATCGGTACTACACCTTTCGTAATATTATTGATAGTACCTAAAGACACACTATGTCTTTTTGCTAACTCTCTTTGACTGTATTTATTAGTATGATAATCAGCTGATATTTTATTTTTAACTTCATCTGTTAGTTTAGACATTTTTAATATCGCTCGCTCGTTATATCATTACCGCTATTTTTCTATCTACTATCTCATCTGCATCAAACCAAAAATCTTTACCATCTTTGAGCTGGTTAAATTCTTTTTCATTAATGCCTAAATAAAATTTACCCATCATATTATGTACTACTTTCAGGCTACAAGATAAATTTGATTGCACCTCTTGAGATTTTCCATACACACCTTGAGAGAATGTATGATACATCAACGAAGAGTATGTGTATACATATCTATTGTGACAAGCACCAAACAATAAAGCTCCAGCTGAGTAACCAAAATTTAAATAACCGTTGACTGTAGCTGTAGTTTTTTGCAAAATGTTTATATAACTAAGTAACAATCTTGCATCACCACCAATTGAGCTTATATGAATGTTTAAAGTATCTTTTTTTTCTAATTGAGACAACTTATTAAGTATCATGTTATGACCTAGCTCTGCATTGTCAAACTCGCCAACATACAGATCATAATTATTTTTTTTATTACTTATAAGTGAAAAGTTTTCTTCTTTTGTGTGAATTTCTATTTGTTTATATTCTGATTTTTTCTTGCTCACAATTGTCTCCTTTGTGCAAAGTCCTGTTTAAAAGGCAGGAGGTGGACATTCCTCTTTTCGGGATATCTCCCTAGCCAAAATTAATAATACAATTATTTCGTTATAAAATCAATATTAATTTTTTACTCTTTCAAATTTGTCATTTGTTGTTAAAATCTCGACAAACTCTGGTTCAATTATTAAACCCTCGTCTTCGTATCTTCTAATACATCGATCAACATAATCATAATTCAGCTTGCGTATTTTTTCCATGAACTCGAGTATTGGAGTAGTATTATTACAATACTCTTTGTAACCTTCTAGCCAAAAACAAACTTTATTACCACCAATAAAACTACAGCTAAGATGTTCAATCTGTTTTTTCATATTAATACGCATACATCCACTTAATATGACATCCTCGCCAGCAATGTAGCCACTAACTATTATCTCACATATCTTCACGATTGAATTACAATTGTCTTCAATATCGCCATGTATGTCTATAAAATAAAAATTATTGCCGTCTGAGAATCGCTGTGCATTTAGAAATGAGCTAACTATTTTTTCTAAATATATTTTTCTTAATTTGTTGACTTCCATTTCATTTGCCCTTTTAAATCAACTTTATATTGCAATTTGGGATTTCAAAATCATCATCAGTAATTAACTTTCTCATGCTTTTTCTGTCTTTTACATATTCGCAGTATAAACGAGCATAATCGCTACGAGTAATCAACTCTCTTATACTTTTTCTGTCTTTTACATATAAGCAAAAGTAAAAAGCATCATCGCTATCAGTAATCAACTTCCTTATACTTTTTCTATCTTTTACATTTTCACAGTATCTATACGCATCGAAACCATCAGTAATAAACTCTCTCATACTCTTTCTATCTTTAACATTTTGGCAATATAAATAAGCATCATCGCTTTTAGTTATCAACTTCCTTATACTTTTTCTATCTTTTATATGTCTGCAATATTTATATGCATCATAGCTATCAGTTATTAACTTCCTTATACTTTTTCTATCTTTTATATGTCTGCAATATAAATAAGCATCATTGCTATCAGTAATCAATTGTCTAATTTCTTTAGTATCTTTGACATCTCTACAATATTTATACGCTTCATAACTTGTCATCTTATTTCTCCATATCCAATTTTTTAAACGCTTGATAAATTTTAATAAACAAACCTTTTTTATTTTGTGAGTTTTCAAATCTTGATATTATTTCCATTTCAATATCGTTATTTTTTATCAAATCAAATTTAATTTGTTTTACATTATTCTTGCAATACTTTTTTTGTGCTTTAATTAAAGATTTACTTCTAGACATATTTTTCCTTTTTACTCAACTTTATATTATCTAATTTATCAATTAAATCATCATCAGTTATTAACTTTCTCATACTTTTTCTGTCTTTGAAATGTTTGCAATACAAATAAGCATCATTACTTTGAGTAATTAACTTTCTTATACTTTTTCTGTCT